CATCTTGACGCCCATGGTAAACCCTGTAATACGCCCTGGCTGATAGCGAAATGATCTTTTGCTTTCTATGTAGTGCTCAATAACTCCATCCGTCTTTCCTCCAGGGAAACGTCCAGTGCCATCATCAAAGGGAAAACTAAAGCTCTGTGGCGGTGGCAAAGCGTAAACCTGCAATGCGGCCTCATTTGGCAAATGCCGTGTAAACCAGCCATATTGAACGCCATTTATTACACGAAAGGTCCAGTCAAATGGGTCAGTAAAGTATTTATACAGCGCAAGACCACCGGGTTTAACTGTCCAAAAGTTGAAGTCAATTCCATAAGTGTTGACTGCGCCCCATAAACCAAGTGCAGTTTCAGCGCGCGGAATACCTAGCAAACTGTACTCTACTTCGCTGATTTTGTCATTCACAACAGTGGCTGAAATTGCACTGCTATTTCGCAGAACAATCGGAATCGCATTGTTGCTTAAGACTACAGTTTTTTGTGAATCACTTACAAGAATAGAGTTATCGTCTGGATTGACAAGCGATTGCCCTGTGAAGAAATCAATTAACTCTTCGTCTACAAGAGTAGTTCCTGCCGTCTGTTGGTCCTCTGGAACCTGATAGTATCCAGAAATTGCTGTCACACCTGCTCCTCCCAAGTAATCGCGGCGCTACCACTAATCGTTGCCGCCGCTCCACGGGCGACAACGTACAAGGTATCGCCAGACACCGCTGCCAACGGGAACGAAAGATAGTCCTTATTGTACGCAAAATAAGAACTCAAATCCCATTCGTTTCCTCCATTTCCCGCATAAAAAGTCGCAATAGTAGTACCACCACTTACGACGGTAACACCAGTGCCATTGAAAACGTTGAGTGGGCTCAATGTTTCGGCACTAACAAATGAAGGAGTACCAGAAACAACTGTTGGATTCTTGATTAAAGTCACAACACCACGACCATCAAATCCTGCGCTAAGACGTGTTGGATAGACTTGCATTCGATTGCGGACAGTGCCAATCGTATTTTTTACTTGCAGTGCCAAAAGCGCTTGGCCAGAAATTGTTACAGCCCGATCTGCAGTATTAGAAATTGATCGTGCAACAATAGTACCCTTATCGCCCCCATCAATGTAGTAACTAGCACCATACTTGTAGATGGCGCTTTCGTTTAGGCTAGTTCCCTTTTGGACGTAATAACTCAACGGAAGAGTGGGATTGCCAAGGCTAGGAGTGGTAAGCTGATTACTGACACGCAAATGATGAATTGTCACCCATCGCGCTTCTCCAGGATTGCTCTTGTCGGGAACGTAAGCCAAGAACTTTGCGCCAACAGCGCCATACCATGAATACTCAATCTTGGTCATTGTGACTTTAGAAAAGTCAAAATCCCAAAGCGACTCGTCAACTACAACATTGCCGTCAACGTCTTGAACGGTGCTTCCATTGCTGTAAGATGCAACTGGTGTTGCTGTACTTCCGCCAATAGTTACTCCGAAAGAAGAAGCCCCAGGCGTTTGGTCTGCATAGTATTGCGTGCCAATCGTGCCATCCATGCGATCGGACGAAAAATACTTGCGAGGCACACGATACTCGTAAGTGTATTGATTTGCGGCAGCCACCTTGATGGCATAAGCGCTTCCAAGGCCAATATCTACGCCACCAGCCGCCACTCTTAGGCTTGTGTCAAAAATACCAGCATGGATATAGGTGAGACCATCTCTCTTGATAACTGGATCTTGACCAATAGTGCCAATATCTCCGGCTTGCGGTGCGTAAGTTGAGTAAGCAGCAAATGCGCTAGTACGCCGGACTACGTAGAAATTGAAGTTTTTGTCTTCCCCTGTTTGCGATGGGGAACCGCCCTGCACCTCAAAATAGTAACCATCATTACTATCAAATGCTCCCCACTTTTTAATGTCAGTCGAATCCGTGCTCACACTAACTCTTACGCCAAACGTTGCGCTGCTAACACGTCCTGGCTGGTAACGAAAAAATCGCTTGCTGCTTAAAAGTTGATTGCTATTTGCAGTTGAACACGAAACTTTTGCTGCACTTTCTGCTGGAACGTGAATAGTTGCGCCAGACGCTACTGCAGTACCTAGAAGACCGCGTGATTGCCATTCGTTTGGATTGACGGCATAAGTGGTAACATCAGCAAAAATGCCTAATGCAACTTCGGATCGCGGAATCCCAAGCAGGCTTAAGGAGACCTCCGTGATCTCATGATTTTCAACTTTTACGGGGACCGCCTCTGTGTCTGTTGCTAGCACTACTGGCAGGCTTTTAGCTGCAGGCTGAGGGCCAGGTGGAATTGGTGTCGTCCGTCCCACCGTGACAACGCTAATTCCTTCCCTTAGATCAGCCATGGCTATGCAAAACAGTTAGAAACGGTCTGGGCGACCACTACTTTTCCCACTATAACCGTGTCTTGCTTGAGCTTATACAAGGCTCCTCCCAATGCACTATTTGTGATGCCGGAAAGAGAGGTGATGGTAAAGCGATAGGGCGACACTTGACTGATGCTAGTAGCGCCAGAATACAATGGGCTTGATGTGGAAAAATTGCAGTTGAGATTAGAGGATGTAGTGCCACTAAATGCAAGGCGATCAGTGGAACCAATACGTATTGCGGAATTAGCGGTAAAAACACCACTGGACACCGATAGCAAGCCAGTGACAACCTCGGGAGTTTCTATCCGCAGATCCCACCTAAGGTTAGTTTGTTCTAGGATTGACTCTTCGTTGTTATAGGCCGACGGTACAAAGCGATGGTAGTCAGCCGTTGCATAGCCTTCGTAGGCAGCCCATACGGCTTGCGTTTGGGCCGATGACAGCCACAGGTTCAAGGCGCCATTTGTGAAGGGTTCTTCCTTTTGGACGTTAAAAGACGTGACAATGCTGCTAGTGCCAGAAGCAGTGGTCTGGTAAATAGAGGCGCAGACTGTGACGCTACTTAGATCAATGGGTAGTCCATTGTCGTCTTGCAGCACAAAGCCAATCCCATCAAAGTAGTCACGCTGAAACAACGTGATGTCAATTTCTGGAATGTCACGCAATGGCAGGAAAGTGGCCATAATCAAACCAAACGGTAGGTGCAGAGAACGCCATAATTAGCAGTGCCACTTAGCACCACGTTCAGCTTGTCTCCTGCCGTGGTATCAAACAATCCCAAGTCATTGCCCATGGTTACAGTGCTTCCCGATGGCACCCGCAACCGTGGCGTCAGATTGCCACTGGCGCCCGTCTGGAACCGCAGGGAGCATGGCGCATCAGCCGTAAGGGCCAGTCCCAACACCCTCACCTTATAGCCGCTCACAGCCGCCACTACGTCTGCACTGGCCGCGCCATCAACTTGAGCGCTTAGTAGCCCAAAGGCTACAGTGTCATGGACTGTGGAATATGGCGATCCTGCAGTGCCACTCCCGGCCGCATTGATATAGGCATCATTGCCATTTGCATCACGACCGTAGAGAGGAGGCATAATCTTTCGCTATCAATGCTGATTGTAACAAGCCTATGGATCAAAAGCTCGTTTCACCTTGAAAGCGAAACTGGTGCGATTGGGGCCTTCATAGCTGGCAGTCCAGGTGAAAGGATCAAGACGGTATTTGTAAGGCTGAGTGTCGCTGCCAATCCGGCTCCAGAAATAAGAGCCATTAAGACTGGACAGGGCAGCATCAAGAGCTTGAGCATGGCTATCAGTTAGTGGGACTGTGGTAATGTCATAAGCCTGCCCCCTTGGATTGATGCCATCGCTACTGATTTGCTCATAGCCATCACCAAATCCGGCACGCCTTATTCTCAGCGTAGCGCTACCCTGCACTGTCGCTTCATAGGCTTCAGGAAAATAACGTTTTGCTGTGAAAGACACAATGTTGGCATTGGGACCAATCGTTTGCCACGACCATTCGTCAGGTTCAAGGCGATAATAATGTGGCACCTTGTCCATGAAGAACTGGGACACAAACAGCCCACCATTCAGTCCTGCCAGTTTCTCGTCTAGCTTGGCCGCTGCTGCATCAGAAATGGGGACGGTTTTGATTTCGTATTGACGCCCCTCCTTAAACACTTCCGCTGGAGTGGTGCCAGACGATTGCGCAATCGTAAAAACACGCGCTTGATATTCCTTCCTTACCGTCAGGCCATACTCTACGCCTAGCGAAAGAACAACAGTCATTAGACGATGGCCAAAAGGAAAACGTTGGTGGGCTCCTTAAACAAAGCCTCCATTCCCATGATAGGCCGCAAGCCAGTCGTCGCAAAGCCAGTCTTGTCGCCATTGACCAAGACAGTCTGCACTCTCACTTGTAGCTCATAAGCATCTTCTAACGTCACGTCAATCGAAGGGCTGGTCACTTCGCCAACACGCTCAAAATCGTCAGTGAGGCGATAGCGACGCTCAACAATGTAACTGCCAATCCTCGGATCCACAATGCTTGCGGCCCATACTGCACCAGGCAGCACGTTAGACAGGATCGTATAAGGCAGAAACGATGGAGGCTGCCAAGTGATTGTGACGGTTTTCATTGTGCCTTAATCGTGAATCCAATGTCGCTGGCCGCTACTGCAAGATTGTCCGTGTCGTGGCGACGTACGGCAGCCCGTTGTGCTGATGCTGGACTGCCTTGCCCATTATTGACATAATCGTACTTGGCTTCATCGTATCGAATGGCCACAACATCATAGGATTTATCGGCACCTTCCTTAACGGACTGCACCTTATAGGCCCTAAACGTAGAATCAGAACGCCCACGAGCAATGAGCCAATTCTGCTGAGAAGTGGGAAGCAATGGAAAGGGCTGTGCGGTGGTAATCGTACGGCCAACGATTGACGCAATAGGCAAACGCTGCGCTACGCCAGTGCTGCCATAAGTCCAGAGGCTATAGTCTGTAAGTCCACTTGGTAAGTCCCCATCAATAACGATCGAAGAGGCGGCAGCGCTAACAATTCGCCCCCCAAGACGAGAACCATGTTTCAATGGGTCGGCAATCAGGATGGGATCACCTGGCAGCAGCAAAGCCCCTTCACTAGACAGCGAAAACGATACGGTTTCACCATTGGCTAAATTGGTGGCCAGAAAATACCTCCCCGCTCGCTCAGCCTGCTGAATGGTGGTGGCTCCAAAAGCTCGGATTTCGGCTAGCCGATAGCCATAGCGGGCAATAGCGTCACGATCTTCCACCAATACTTTC